TGTAGAACAGTATTTGGAGTTGTTACTAAGTCTGCTAGTGACACCATTGTAATTACTTGGAACGTTACAGTAGCATAACATGTCATTTCTCTTAAAAGACACTATCCATGGCTCGTTAGTGGATAGTGTTTATAATGAATTCTTATCGCGAAGAGCTAATTATTATTACTTTATTGGTAATATAATTGAGTGGGCGAGCCCTCTTACCCCTGAAACACCTCAATCAACTCAGGACTATGAATATAATACCCGTAACGGTATTTTGAGCGTTAAGAAGATTAATTTAAGAGATGTATCTTATGTAGTGCCAAGAATAAACTGGACAACCGGTACGGTATACGATCAGTTCGATGGTAATTACAGTCCTACTTCCCCTGCTTATTCCGGGGCTACTAGCTTAAAGACAGCAAATTTTTATGTACTGACGAGCGCGTTCGGCGTATACAAATGTATCTTTAACAACAATAATGCTGTATCAACTGTTGAGCCTTCCGGTCAAGACATAACCACCTTCACAACAGCCGATGGTTATGTTTGGAAATACCTTTACACAATTCCTCTTTCTTCTCAGAATCGTTTTCTGACTCAAGATTTTATACCAGTTCAAAGAGCGGTTACTAATGCTTATTATTCTGAAGGTGAAGTAAGTAGTGTTATTATTAATAATGCTGGATCCGGTTATACAAGTAACGATGATGTAACACTAACTGTTACAGGGCAGTTTCTAGGATTATCTGGCAATTCAATTGCTAATCTAACACCGGTATTTAATACTTCAGGTGAGTTTATTGATGTAAGAATAAAAGATGCAGGGGCTAATTATAAAACTGCCTCTATTACTATTAATGATGGTGGGGGTAAAGGTACAAGTTTACTTAACAATATCAGTAATGTAAGAATATTTAATACCGGTACAGGTTATACTACTGCTGCTATTGCTAACACTACAGCTACAATAACTACCTCTGGTCTTGCGCAGCCTACTTCTAATGCTTTTGCAAATGTAATATTCAGTAGTAATGCCTTAGTTGATGTTGTATTGACTAATAAAGGTACGGGGTATACTACTGCTGCAAGAGCAAATACAACTATTACAATTAGTACAACAGGTAATAGTCAACCTACATCTAATGCAACTGCTAATTTGTTTTTTGCTACCTCTGCCGTTCTAACCCCTGTATTACGTAATGGTGCTATCCATTCTGTCTTAATTGAAGATGAAGGTACGAGATACAGTTCAAACGTTAGTACAACCATTTCAGCAATTGGAGATGGCTCGGGGTTTGTAGCTACACCCTTTATTAATTCAGCCGGTCAACTTGAAGATGTTATAATTGAAAACCGCGGTAATGGTTATTCCTATATTAATTTAACTGTTGCTAGTGCAACCGGATCTGGTGCAAATATATTTGCTAATCTTTCTGTAGATGATATTGATACTTTACAGACAGTGGTTGAGTTGTCTGCTGTAAATGGAGGTATCCACGCTTTTAAAGTTAGTAATGTGGGTAACGGATACTCTTATGCTAACGTTACGGTAGCAGGGGACGGTATTAATTTTACAGGTAATGCTGTAATAGTTAATAATACTATAAGCTATATTTCTGTATTGACTCCAGGCTCAGGTTATACCAATGCAAACGTAACTATAACGGGTAACGGAGCTAATGCAAATGTATCTGCCATACTATCCCCATACCGGGGTCATGGCAGTGACCCAGTTAGAGAGTTATTTGCAGATACATTGATGTTCACCTCAACAATAAATAATGAGAAGAACCAAGGTGTTGATGTAAAGAATGATTACAGACAATTTGGTATAATTAAAGATCTAAAGCAATATGGTAATGAACGCGCATTTGCCAATGTTATTGGAAGTGCATGCTTTCTAGTAACAGTTGATACCGTTAGCGGGCTTGCCCGTGATACTATATTGACTCATTTGGTTGGTACCTCCAAACGATACTTTGAAGTAGTTGAAGTAGTGCCTGCAAGTAATCAAGTATTGATTCAAAACAAAAATAATCACGATGTAACAACAGGTGATGTATTAACTGACGAAACATCAGATCTAGATTATGCTATTACAGCTTTGACAATTTCCCCCACTATAAATAAATTTAGCGGCGATTTGCTGTACATTGATAATAGAACATCAGTAAGTTACAGCGAACAACAACTAGTTACACTAAGAACAGTAATCAAATTATAACAGGTAAGAGATGGCGATTAATTTTAACACCGATCCGTACTATGATGACTACAGTGATGCCAAAGGGTTTCACCGTATTCTTTTTAAACCTGGTGTGGCTGTTCAGGCAAGAGAACTAAACCAACTTCAAACGATACTTCAAAATCAAGTATCAAGATTTGGTAACCATGTATTTAAACCTGGTTCAATGGTTATACCAGGTAATATTAAATTTGACAATAATGTTAACTATGTAAAACTATTGTCTACATTTAACACAACTGATATTGATGTTACTAATTATCTTGGTAGAGAGATGATTGGTCAGACTTCTGGGGTGAGAGCAAAAGTAATCAATGTAGAGCCAGCTACAGCAACCGATCCCCCTACAATTTTTGTTAAGTATCTAGATTCTGGTACCAGTAGAACTGCTACCGCTTTTACTGCAGCTGAAGATATTGCAACTAACGACACAGGGACTTCTTACAGCGCTACAGTATCATCTACAGGTAAGTGTCTAGGTGCAAGTATCAGTGATGGTGTTTATTTTGTAAAAGATAATTTTGTAAAAGTATTTGCTAATAACATTATTCTTGACAAATACGTATCTAACTCTAATTATAAAATTGGACTGGAAGTATCCGAGACTATTAAAAATAGTGAAGATGATGAGACCTTGCTTGATCCAGCTATTAGTACCTTTAATTATTTTGCCCCTGGTGCAGATAGATATAAAATTGAACTTATTTTAAATAAGCGGGCTTTATCTAATACAGCTTCATCAGATAATTTTATTGAATTAATTCGTATAGTTAATGGTTCTGCGGTTGAGGTAGTTGATAAACCCGGGTACAATGTTCTGGCTGATGAGTTAGCGCGACGTACTTATGATGAGTCGGGGGACTACACAGTCAAGCCATTTAATCTTAAGTTTATTGAACACGCAAAAACGGTAGATAACCCTGATGGTTTTCTCAATGGTAATGTAGGAGCTAATGTAAATCTTGCATTTGCTGTCTTGTCACCAGGTAAAAGTTATGTCAAAGGTTATGAAGTAGAAACAATATCTAATAGATATCTTTCTTTTGCAAAACCCAGAGATACTGCTAACGTTATCAATGCAGTAGTTAGAACACCAATTGGTAATTATGTAGAGATTACAAATCCCTATTCTATACCTAATTTTACATCTAACCTTATAGATGTAAATCTTTATAACCAATATACTGCAACCCCGGGGTCTACTGCAGGTACTTTGGTTGGTAATGCCAAGATTAGAGGCTTTGAATCGACAGCCAGTAATGCTATGTTATCTACATCAACGTTTAATGCGTTCTTGTTTGATGTTAATATGGCCTCCGGTTATACTTTTGAACGAGATGTTAAACAATTATATCATGCAAGCGTATCAGACACCGGTTATGTGTCTACTTCCTTTACATCTAATATTGTACCATCTACAAATACATCTGTTACAGGCTCTGTAACATTAACAAATGCCAGTAATGCAGTTGCAGGTGTAAATTCTGTATTTACAACCGACCTTAAAGTTGGCGACTATATTAAATTTAGTTCGGACACATCTAACTCCTATCGTGTCACTACCGTTACCTCAAACAGCGCTTTAATTATAGATAGAAATTATCCCCTATCAAATGTATCCGGTGTTAATGCTACCCGTGACCAAGCAGTGCTTATTGATAATAATCTATCAACATATATCTTCCCAATGCCAAATAAGGTAATTCGGGAACTAAGTGATATAACTATTCGTACCCGAAGAGTGTTTTACGGTACATTATCTAGTAATATTATTGCATGCACAACCGCTGTTGGATCAACGTTTGCCTCTAGAACAGATACTGATTACTTCGCCGTAGTAGTTAGCGGCGGTAATGCAGGTAAAATTTATCGAATTGCATCTGGTAACTTCTCATTTACTGACTCGCCTGTTAATAGAAATATTAGCGTTAACTTAAGTAGTTACGGTTTGACTAATGAAGATGTTTTAATCTATACTACTATTATTAAAACCAACCCAACTGCTAAAACCAAAACTACTACTGCTAGTTCTGTAACTTATACAACGAGCACTGACTGCCAGGCTACAGTAGTTTCGCTGGGTGTTGCAGACGTCTATCAAATAGCCAACGTTAAGATGTCAGCCAATGT